CGCGCGCCCGTGGACCTCGGCAACCTGAAGGGCAGCGGCACCGTCACGCTCCCGACCGACACCCCCGAAGGCGTGGTGGTGCGCATCGGCTTCGGCGGACCTGCGGCTCCCTACGCGCTCATCCAGCATGAAAATCTGTCCTTCCGGCATGAAGTCGGAGAGGCAAAGTACCTGGAAAATGCGGTGGATTCCCTTGGGCATCTGGTGCAGCAGCGCGTCGCCGATAAAGTCCGCCTGGCGCTCGCATGAGCAACCCCGCCACCAGCCCCGAAGCTGCCGTAGCCGCGCGCCTGAACGGGCAATATTCGCTTGTAACCGGCACAAACCTCTTCTCCGGCCCGGAGCGCCCCGTGTCGCCCGGCATCCCGTCGGCTGCGGTCTTCTGCGCGACCTACGGCGGCCCTCCCCCGGTGCCCCTGCTTGGGAATAGCGCCGATGTACGCGCCTTCTCCGTGCAGGTAATGGTCCGTGGCGAGCCCAACGATCGCGACGGGGCCTTGACGCTCGCGCGGCAGATTTGGGCACGCCTCCACCGCTACCAGGGCCCGGGCGGCGGGTACGTCGATTTCTTCTGTCGGCAGGCGGATCCGGTGGACCTCGGGACGTACAACGACGACCGGCCCCGTTTTTCAGTCAACCTTGACCTTCGATACAGTGGGTGAACTATGGCAAATGCCGGATACGCAGGTGATGTCTACGAGAGTGCAAGCAGCAGCTTTTCTGTTGCCGTGAACGGGGTCCGGTCGGTGGACATTACCGACGCTGCCGACATGCTGGATACCTCCTCTATCGGGGCTGGACAGTATAAGACCAGCATCCAGGGCATGAAGCAGGTCAACATGTCGATTGAGGTCAACTATGACCCCTCGGACACCGGCCAGAGCGCGCTTCGCAGCCGCTACGGGGACGGCGCCATTGTCTACGTCCGCGTGCGATATGACGGCACCAATGGCCACTATTGGCAGTTCCGCGTGTCCGAAGTCTCCACCCCCGTGGCGACGGCCGATCTGGTCACGCAGACCTTTACGCTGGAAGGCCAGAGCACCGGCACCGCTGTACCGTAGTAAGGAGGCTTTATGGCCACCGTTCCAGGCTACAACACTACAGTTTTCGTGAGCGGCACCGCTACGGGCATGACTGCTGAAGCCATGACCGGAAGTGGCGCAGGCCCGTATCAGGTCACCGACACGGCAAAACGTGTGCTTGACCCTGCGGATACGTTCACCTTCTACGACAACGGCGTCGCTATCAACAGCGGCGATATCCTGACGGTAGACTACCTTCAGGGCAAGGTGACGTTTACGGGCAGCAAGACCGGCCCGATTACAGTCACCGGCGACTATCTGCCCATGCTCGCGTGGGCCTCCTGTCGCGCGCTGGATATGAGTTTCACGGCGGATATGCTGGACACTTCGGTGTTCGGCAGCCAGTACAAAGCATCGATTCAGGGCATGAAGGAGATCACCGGGTCCGCCGAAGTGATCGAGCCCCTGACGACCGACCTGGACAGTGGGGGCGGCACCCGTTCGTGGGCTGCGGTCTTTGACGCCGGAACTCAGGTAGTGCTCTCCATCACCCCCGGCGGCAGTGGCACATCCCGCTTCTGGGGCGTCCTTTCCGAAATCACCACCACGCTCGCCACAGGCGAGATCGTCAACTACGGCTTTGCCTTCGCATCGGTTGTCGTCACGGCAGCCGACGGAACCCGCGTCCTTCCTGTAAACTTCTAAGGAGCCCCCCGCTATGAGCATCCTCTCTGCTCTCACCGCCCCCCGCAAACTGGTCCCGCTGACCCTGGACACGGAGAACGGCCGCCTTGTCGTCTGTCTGCGACCCGTGACCCACGGCATTATCTCCGGCTTCTCCGCCCGCATTTCGGGCAAAGAGAAAGACCCGGAAGCACAGACCGCCGCGAGCGGCTACCTACTGCACGCCCTGGTGGTGGATGCGGACGGCTCCCCGGTCTTCGAGTCGGCAGCGCACGCGGCCACGGTGCTTGCTGCGGCTCCCCTGGATGGCCCGATGGGCGACCTGCAACGCAAGGTGATGGAGCACGTCACGGCGGCCGGGAACGCGGCAACCCCAAAAGCATCGCAGCCGACAACGGGTTCCGCTGGGTAGTCCGCATCGCCCGCGACCACGGCTGCGCTCCCCATGAGGTGCTGACGTGGCCGCATGTGGAGGTGGAGGCCATGATCTGCCTGTACATCGCAGAGGCAGAAGAGGCGGAGAAAGCCCGAAAGCGGGCAGAGGCGGAGGCGAAAGCGAAGGCAAAGGCGAGGAGGTAGCTTGGCAGAACTGAACGTCGGCACAGTGGTAGCGGATCTGGAGTTGCGGGACAAGCAATTCCTCGCCGCTGCGCAGTCCGCCACCGCTGCCCTTGCCTCTGTGGAGCGCGCCGGGGAGGCCGCAGGAGCCTCTATAGCCCCCGCGATGGCTCCGGCGGCTACTGCTCTGGCTCACACGGCGGAGGAGGCACAGCGGGCGTCTGCGGCGCTTATGGCCATGTCCGCGACGCCCCTTCAGCGCGTGGCTGCTGCTGCCAACGAGGCAGCCAACGAGATCGCCCGTCTGGAGTCGATCAGCGGCAACACCGCCGCAGCCGAAGCCGCACGGGGAGCCCTTGCCCAACGGACGGCGGCGGCGATGGGGCAGGTCAACAAGAAGACCGCCGAAGCTGGAAAGGCTGCGCAGAACTACGGCAATGTAGCTACGCAGGTCTTCTACCAGGTCAGCGACGCCGCCTCGCAGCTTTCCGCCGGGACGCCGTTCACTACGGTACTTATCCAGCAAGGCGGCCAACTTCTGCCTGTGCTTGCCAGCATTTCGAGCGCGCTCTTGGGCTTCCTGCCCATCCTTGCGCCCATCGCCGCAGCCGTTGGGGCGCTTGGGCTGGCCTACGCATACCTTGCGAGGGACGCAGAGAAAGCCGACGCGGCCATTGAACAGAACCGGAAGACCCTGGAGAAATGGCAACAGGCTGCCAAGTCTACACAGGGCGCACAGGATGAGCTGCGCAAGCAGATCGCCCTTGCGACCGGGGAAATCACCCGCTCGGACTATGCATCCCAGAAGGCAGCGGATGCTTATCGCTCCTCGCAGCAGGCGATCCGAGACGCGGCACAGGCGGACGTGGAGCGCGCCAAGGCGGCACGCGACGCCTACGCCGCGCAGGTCATCGCCAACGCCGGGAGCCGGGACGCCGCAGAGCTTACGCTTATCCAAAGCCGGGAATACGGACGGCTTACAGGTCGGCTGAAGGACGCGGAGGGCGCATACCGCACCCATGCGAGCGTGATCGAAGAGGCGGCTACTGTCGCCGGGATGCTGGCGGAGAAGGAGATTCTGGAGTCGGAAGCCGGGAAGAAGGCGACCGCATCCACCAAGGCGCACAGCAAGGCACTCAAAGACGCTGCCAGCGCAGCCAGAGAGGCAGCGGCGGACTTGCGCGCCTTCGTGGCCCTCTATGAGCAGGCGGCGGATGCGGTCTATGCGCGGCAGGAGGTGCCGGGTGCGGACCTCTTTGCGCGGGCACAGAAGATGATTGAGGAGGTTGTACCGCCCAAAGCCTTGTCGGCTATGGAGCGGTTCGACCTGTTGGCGGCGGACATCGCTGCGCAGTTCAGCCGGGGGCTTATCAACGGCGACCAGTTCGCGCAGCTTGAAAGCATGTTGTCCAGCGGGAAGGCGGCGAAGTTTGGGATAGACATCGGCGCGGCGATGGCGGAGCAATCGGCGCTACTGCGAGAGCAGCAGGCCGCAGCAGCAGAGGCGATCCGGGGCTTTGTGGCAGACCTCGGCAGCAAGTTGGCCGGTTCGATGGGCAAGCTCGGGAGCATGATCACCTCCGTCGTCCAGGGCGCACAGACCGGCGGCATCTGGGGTGCGTTGGTCGCCGGGCTGGTGGAGTTGCTTGGCAGCAGCCTGAAGCTGGAAAGGGCAGTAGCGCACGTTGACGAATGGTTTTCCAGGGCCGCCGAAGCCTTCGGGCCGCTCATCGACGCGGTGCATCTGCTTGC